AAAAAACAAATGCTAGTGTTGAACCTGAAAAGGCTGAGACACGTGAACAGGCAATTGGAAATGCTGAACGAAGGTTGTCAAATTTAAAATGGTAAGGAAGGTAAGATATGGCTGTAAAAAATGCTCAGCTTGTTGATCTTATTGCCTCTACTTTACAGGATCTCCCAAAGCAATATTTTGAAGTGATGTGGGAAAACGAAGATTACGAGTTTTGTCGTATTTATCAAAAAGAGCGAATGGAAGTAGATGGTGGTGAGAGTATTGTACGTAAAGTTATGCTGGATAATTCTGGCAACGCCAGGTATCGCAGACTTTATGATACAGATGAGCCAACAGTCGGTGACGTGATGGATACAATCACCGTACCCTGGACTCAGATTGGTACTAATTATTCTTGGGACGTTCTTGAAATTAAACGCAATAGTAATTCTGCAAAGGGTTTTATTCGTTTAATGGAAGTCCGCAGGATAGACGGTCTATGGAGTTTGGCTGATCTGATCGAAGAAAGAGCGTGGAAAAGTCCACAAAGTGCAACTGATGATCTTTATCCTTATGGTGTTCCTTATTATATCAATCATATCAACGATGGCGAAACAGAGGCTGGTTTTGTTGGTGAAACTGTTCTGTATCAGAATGGTAGTACAGGTACGTCCTGTGCCGGTATTGATGCACACGAGGAATCTAAATGGAAAAACTATGCCGCTATTTATACGGCAATAGATAATGCTTTATTGAAAACTTTCCGTAAAGCATTTTTAAAGACACAGTTCAAAGCTCCGCTCTTTATTAATGATCCCGCTCAGAAGCGTAATGCTGCCAGGAGAATCTATTGTGATTCTGATACTGCTGTAGAATTACAGGATTTAGCGGATCAAAGGGATGATAAGCATACAGGTAAAGAACTTTTTGGAAACATTCGTATGGACGATGGTGGTTTGGTCTATATTAATAGAGTTCCAGTTGTTTATATTCCGCAACTGGAAGGATATACAACCCCGCAGACGAGTCATGAGACTGCCACTGCTCCTATTTATTACGTTGATTTCAGGAAATTCATTCCGTATGTCCAGGATGGTTATTGGATGGTTGAGAGTGAACCTATGACAGATCGTAGACAGCATACTACGTTTACGGTCTTTCTGGATGGTTCGCATAACAACCTGTGTACAAACAGGCGTACTTGTGGATTCGTTATTCACAAAGCTATTGCCTGATAACTTTGGATAACTCCGATATGTCGGAGACAAAGGAGCATTAAATGAGTACAGTTAGTTACAAAACCGCAAATGCGGTAAATAGTAGGATGCCAAGTCCTTCAATTTGGGCTGATTGTCCAGTAGTAGCTTTCCAAAAAGATCCAAGTAAAGGTTTTCATTTATTTGATGATTTCAAGAACTCTGTAATTCCTACCGAGGAAGCTGGTCGTACTGCACTTACAGATGGTCTTGGTAATATACTTGGTGATATTAATTGGTTCGCCCATGTCGAATCAGCTTTAGTAGCAGACCTGGCCCTTCAGAGTGATGAAGATGGCGTTTTGATGCTTGATCAGGATGGTACAGATGATGATACTGTTACAATTACAACTGGTAATAATGTAACTGGTCTGGTTTCAATCACAGATGAACAAGCAGAAAAAGTTTGGTTTGAAGCAAGATTTAAAGTGAGTACAATTACGAATACTGATCTTGGTGTGTTTGTTGGTTTAACTGAAGAAGGTCAAGCTGCTAATGGTAAACCTATGGGTGCTGCAAGTGCTATAGGTGATATTGATCATATTGGCTTTCATGTTTTTGAAGCCGATGGTGATGGTCTTGATTTTGTTTACACTCTAGCTGGTGAGACTGATGGTGTTACTGCTGATGTTGCTACACTTGAAGCAGATACTTATGTTAAAGTTGGTTTGAAGTACGAGCCATCTGACAATAAAGTACACGTGTATGTAGATGGTGTCGAAAAAGAAAGTGCTGCTATTTTAGCAAGTGCAAGTAATTTTCCAAGTGCACAAAAATTAGCGGCCACAATAGCCATTTCAAGTGGTGCGGCAGGTGCGGACGGTGACAATTTGAAGTTAGATTGGGTTCGTATAGCACAAGAGTACTAAGATTTTTTGACCGGTCGTGCTCCTTTAATGTGGGGCACGACTTGGTCTTTTATTCCACATTAAAGGAGAAAAAGATGACAGTAAAAGAAGCATTACAGAATATCAGGATCGTAGTTTCCAATACTCGTATGACCGGACCAGAACATGATACTCTTAAACAAAATCTATTATTCATAGCACAACGCTGTAAATTAGCAGATGAATTAGAGGAAGAAAAAAATGGCGGAACCGACAAGCAGACTGACCTTTGCGGACCTGATTCAGAAAGTAGCGAATAAGGCCGGAGTAGCCTATTTTGGTGCGAACGGTGATCAATCAGCATTAGTTCCAGTAGACGCTTATAATCTTGGACTGTGCAAAAATATTGTCCAGGATGGTATCAGAATGTTTATATCCGACGCACCTAAACGTGGTTGGTGTTGGCAAAAACGTATTATGAGTGTTACACTTACTGCAACCCGCATAACTGGTACAGTCGATTCCGTTACAGTAGATCCTGATACTATAACATTAACCGATGTTACTCTTGAAGATGATTATGACAGTGATGATGATCTTAACGGTTATTACATTTATATTGATAGTGGCACTGGTGAGGGCAGTTGGGCGATTATTGCAGACTATACGGCTAGTGGTGGTGTTATTACTGTAGATGAATGGTTAGATCAATATGGAAATTCACCACCTGTTGATAATGCTAATGTTAATGATCCAGCAGCAGATAGTACGTATATTATTACTCCTGTAGAGACCGTAGCAGGCGATATAGCACGTTATCCGCTTCCTGAGTACTTTGGCGGTGAAGCGGACGGGAAGATAGACTACGCAGCGAATACGGCTCATGCTACCCCTATCCAGTGGTGTGATGAGTCTTTTATTAGGGCTAATCGAGCAGTTACGGTTAGAACCGGTTATCCACAATATGCAGCTATTAGGCCATTGGAACCTGCTATTGCTGCCATTGCAAGTGGTAGTGCCAAACGGAGATTTGAGTTAATCTTGGATCCTCAGCCGTCTGCTGCTGACGTATTGGAATTTCCGTATCTTGCATCATTTGATAATCTTAATTTGGAATCAGGAACGGCTGATAGTGGTGGAGATGATACACTTGTAGATGGATCAAGATCAGAAGGAGATGGTTATTTTAATGGTTGGAAAATTGAGATTATGTCTGGCACTGGTAAGGGTAGTTATGCTCTCGTAACTGATTATACTGGAGCAACAGGAGCGTTTACTGTGGCCGATTGGCTTACTGTTGCTGGGGCTGTTGATGGAACTAATCCAGATGCAAATAGTGCTTATATAGTCCAACCTGTGAATAATTTTTTACCGTGTGGATTTAGATTTGATGAAGCCATTCTTGCAGCTTGCTATGCTAAATTGGCAATGGAAGATGAAGATACTGATCCACAAATGATTCCAGCTTATTTAAAGAAGGCCCTGCCGAAAGCATACGAGGCTGATGCGAGATTAGCACCAAGAAAATTAGGATCAATGAATCAAAGAAGTTATCGTTATGAAAGAACGTGGTTAAATAGAACAACAGATAATGATATTTGATGGAGTTAATATCATAATGGACAATGGATGTCGTTAAGGAGTAAAATTATATGGCAAGAACAAGATATACACTGGCGTATGATCACGCAAATATGGTTCCCGCACCTGCTGCTGCGGCTGCAACCGAAACAATTTTTAAAACCGAAGATGGGATATTACTTGCGTATGGAACAGCAGCTACGAATGTCGCACCGTTGACGACAGCAGCTTTATGGGCACCCGGTTGTCTGTATATTAAGGTAGTAGATAGTGGCTCTGTTTTATATCTTAATACAGGAACGAAGGCTTCACCGAGTTGGACGGATCAAAAGTAATCCCACGTCCTTACGTGGTTTTTATATATGGCCTGCGGCACCTGATAACCCGTAGGCCAGAAATTATAGGATAAAATAATAATGAAAAATACTATCAAAAAGGCTGCTGGATATGCTAAGCAACTTGAAAATATAGCAATATATAATAAATCCAAACGAATTAAACGTCCGGTTAAAACTGAAAGTCTTGTTGATAAAGTTGCTCGAAAATTGCTCGAAATTTACTATAAACCGAGGAAAAATTTTAAGCCTTCTCATGGAAAAACTGAACGGGGGCTAAAACAAGCGGGTTTAACCGACGAGGAAATTCAGAGATTAAAATGATTAACTGGATAATTCTTATTATTTTAACAATAACAGGTGTTTTTGATCTTTGGTTGTATTTTTCGGATCAAAAAACATTATCGCAAGGATGGATATTTGACAAAATAGGTGTAATGTTTGGTCCACCTAAATGGTTAATGAGGGCTATAATGATAGTCCTACTCATTTTAACATGGTGGTTATTTGGTGGTATAGAAACTTTTATTAAAGTGTTGATCGGAATTATAATTGGGCATTTGTGTTGGCAGGATTGAAAAATGAAATTAAGGTTTCCATACGAAGGTATAGATAAAGGTCGGGCGTTGTGTGAACAACCAGAAATGACAGCACCCCACATGAATAATGTTCGTCCTCGTGACGTTCTTGCAAGCCGTTTGCGTGGTGGGCAGCGTCCTGGTTTGGATAAATGGGGTGCGGGTACACAGATCGGTTCGGCAGAACAGCCCGTAGTGGCAATGTGTATAGTTAGTTCGGTGGCATAATGGCAATTTACTATCGTGATTATTATGGTGTAACGGATGATAATGTAAATATAGGTCAACAGTATTCTATTGGCGGTGTTTATAAATTTACTATCAGTAGTGCTCACAATTATATAGTAGACTCTTTAACTCCATTAAAACGAGTACAATTCAGTATAAGTGGTGGCACTGTATTGCCCAATACTGAGTATTATAATACAGCTTTTGGAATAACTTTAATTACAGGAAATTTTGATGCGGCTGCTCTAATTAAAGTTTTAGTAAATGATTTAAATGATAATGGTATTTCTGGTATAGGCACTTTTGCTTTCGGTTCTGGTTCTGATTGTTACTACGAATATCCTGGAACTGGCGTTATAACTCCAACTAAATCTGGATATACATTTAAACCCATATCTTATACTATACCAGGTGATACAGTAGCAGCAATTTATGATAATTTTAATGCTGATGAGGCACCTGCACCCCCAGAAAAACCAATCAATCCAACGCCAGAACATGAGGGATCAGGTATTGCCCTACATGATACTACAGCAACCTGGGAAAATGGTGGTGGAGCCACTTCTTATAATATATATTATGGAACTTTATCTGGATTCTTAGAATTAGTTGCAGAAGGTGTAAGTGATCTTGAACAGGTATTGATAGAAGGGAATTTTGACCATTACGGAGAAATATATTATTGGAGAGTGGATGCTGTTAATGATGCTGGCGTTACACAAGGAGATGAATGGGCATTTACAACACTAATTTATAATCCTGTATTACCCACTGGATTAAGTCTTGTAGATGGAGAACCTACAGGAACACCAACTGGTGAAAATAATATGATAACAGTCAGGCGGCTTGTCGCTGCTGCCGAAAATGCCATTTGGTATGAGGATGTCTAATGGCTGTTGATTTATCAAATAGTATATCTTATAAACGTGTGATTGCGATAGCAAATGATGAATTATGGTATGAGGATATAGACGTGGCAGCAGGAACAATGGTACAATTAGCGGCATCGGCTATTGAAGGGCAATTAGATACTTCTGATAATCTAAATATGTTTGAATTATTGCAGAAAGTGTTTATAGTTAATGGTGCAAATCGTAAAGTAGCGGATTTTGTTAATACAAAATTAACAGTGACAGCCTTGACTGAAGATAGAGTACCGGCACATGGGGATATATTAACCCAAGATCAAGGTGATGAAAAATATGCTTTTATGATTGTAGATTTTGTCAATACAGCAAGAACAGCAATTTATGGTTATGCGTATTATACAGGTGGTGCCATAGCATTTGAGAAAACAGATTATAATATTACAAGTAATAATGCTATTGGTAATATGGATCCAAATCCGATTCTAGGTGCTGATGTAATTGATGTTAGTGATGCAAGACCACATTGGTATGATTGGACTGCATACCCTACTATTACGTTGTCTATCGCCAAATATGGACAAGAATCAGGAACTACTAAATCATTTGGATCGTTACCAAATAAAGCGTATCTTGGATGTAATTATCGTGGTAGAGCCGTGTTATCAGGAGATCCAGAGCATCCGCATCAATGGTATATGTCACGACAACTAAATCCCTGGGATTGGGAATACGGTGCTAATGATGCACAATCTCCTGTTGCCGGTGGTGATGCTGATGCCGGTGAGATAGGTGACATCATACGGACATTGATACCATATAAGGATGATTATCTTATTAATGGATGTGCCAGTTCAGTTTGGTACATAGCAGGAGATCCGGCTGAAGGCGGCTCTCTTAATGAACTTGATCTTACTGTTGGCATGTATGGAGCAAATAGTTGGTGCTTTGATGGTAAAGGATATTTATATTTCTTTGGTACTAATGGCCTATATAAAACTACTATTCCTGGGAATCCAGAATGTATATCAGCAATAAGACTTCCTAATTTAGTAAATGATGAAGCAGTTGATCCCGCTACTTATCGCATTACTATGGTTTATGATCGTGTTAGAAATGGAATTTTAATCTGTATTACAAAATTATCTGATGGTAGTAATTCAAATTATTGGTATGATCTGATAACTAATGGATTTTTCCCGGAAAATTATCCTGATGAATGCGGACCATATTCGTTATTTTATTATGCTGCGAATAGTCCTACTTACAGAGATCTATTAGTTGGGTGTAAAGACGGTTATATTCGTAAATTTAGTGAATCGGCTAAAGATGATGATGTTGGTCCTACAGATGATGCTATTGACAGTTATGTAGGATTCGGACCATTGCAGATAAATAAGGATCCAAAATTTCAAGGAAAAATAATTGGTTTAGATCTTATTACTGCTGGTGGTACATCTGGTGGAAGCGAGTCCGATTCAGATGATATAATATGTAAAGTATTTGTTGATAAAACAGCAGAATCTATTATAGAAAAATTATCAGCAGGAACTACTCCGAATGTTTTAAAAACATTTAAGGCCCCTGGTAGACAACGTGGTTATATAATGAAACAGAAAGTTAAAGGAATCTATGCTGGAATAGAACTTAGAAATAGTACTGCTGTTCAAACTTGGGGATTCGAACAGTTGTTGATAGACGCTAAACCTGCGGGGAAGGAAAAATAATGCCATATTATGTTAATGGACAGGAATTTATGTCATCTGCCCTTGCTAAAGCAGCAAGTCCGGGTGGTTATAGTATTACTACAACCTATCCTGGTGGAGTTAATCCTTATTATAAAGGAACATCTGCTGTTAGTCCGGCAGCAAGTAAAGCTATGCAAAACGCTATTGCTTATTATCAAGAAGGTGGTGGATATGGTAAAGGTGTTGAAGCACAACTTGAACGTGGGCGAGTAAAAGCATTAGCATCAGGTATGCAATCTCTTGTGAGTGCTGGTCTTGGTGGAACTTCTCTTGGTGCCGGACTTGGAAAGAAATACGAGGAAGAAGTTGCAGCACCAATGAGAGCACAGGTAGAATCTCAACGGGCACAAGCAATTTCCGGTCTTGAAATGGCTAAAGCCCAAATTATACAAGGTGCAACTGAAGCTGATAGATCAAGAGCATTACAGGAATATCTTGCTCTCTTACAATCACAATCATCATATAGACCAACTGTTTCACAACCTATAGTACAACCGCAATCAGTTACACAACTAACACAAAAACCATACGAGGATGTTCCATATTCATCACTATTATCAAATGGTGGCGGATACTCGCCTTATGCTGCTGCTGGTTATGGTTTAAGTGCTGGCGGTAATGTGTCATTAGAAAAATCACAAGAAAAATTATATCAGGGTGGTTGGACAGGTTAAGTAATATGGGCACAGTAGGACGAGCGGCAAAAATTAAAGACGGTGACTGGACCAGTGTGCGGCAGGCGATTGCCAAACTATCTATAAAAGGTGGTCCTACGTCTAGTCCCACTTATACCGGTCTAACACTTACCGGTTTATCAGCATCAAGGTTATTGGCATCCGATGCTGATAAATTACTTGTGTCCAGTGATCTTGCATCTTGGGTTATTGGTACGACTAATCAGATTATCGTTACTGATGATAATGATGGTTCTGTTACACTATCAACACCACAGGATATACATATAGGGGCTAGTCCTACGTTTGCTGGTTTAAATATAACAGGTGGCGGAGTTATAGATGCAAGTATTGGTGAAGTTTTAGTATCGGATAATGATACCGATGAACCAAAAGATAAAGATGATGGGTATATAGGTGTAGCTATTATAGGTGGACAACCAAGAATTTATTTTACTGTTGACGGTGATATGTACTATGTAGAGGGATCCGCTTCAGCAGTTATTGGAACAGGTAGCCCAATCGGATTATTGTTGTGTCTTACTTATAATTTAGAATAGGAGTAATAATGGCTGATAATGTAAATGTAACTGCTGGTGCAGGAACAACTATAGCAACTGACCAATGCGGGACTGACCATTATCAACGAATAAAATTAACTGATGGTACTGCTGACAGTACCACACCGGTAAATGTTGATATTGGCGTAAAAGCTAATGCTTTGCGAGTTGTGCCTGCTGATGATATAACAGATGCTACCTATATAGGTGATATTAAATTTGGAGAAGCCGAACCAAATTCTGCGGCTATACTTGTAGATACTACTGCTATAAAAACTGCTATACAATTATTAGATAATGCAATAGATGGAAACTATCTGAATGTAAATACTAATATTGCAGGTACAGATATAGTTGGTGGTGCTGGTGTAGTAGCAGCAGGAGTGCAGAGGATAACATTAGCATCAGACGATCCTGGTGTTGCTCTATTAACTACTATAGACGCAGATACCGGGGCTATGGTAACTGACCTTGCAGCTATCGAAGTATTGTTAGGTACTATAGACACTGATACAGGAGCAATGGCAGTTGACTTAGCTGCCCTTGAAGTGGACTTAGCCGCTATTGAAGTTCTCCAAACGACTATAGCGGGAGACACCACTTCAATAGACGGGAAGATAACTGCCTGTAATACTGGTGCTGTAGTTGTAGCAAGTGGTGCTATTACCGAAACTAATTCGGCAAGTTTAGCTGTTGTGGGTGGTGGAACAGAGGCAACAGCGTTACGTGTTACACTCGCTAATGATTCAACAGGAGTTATTACTGTAGATGCTTCAAACCTTGATATTAGAGATTTAAGTTCTGCATCTGATTCAATATTGGCTATTTGTGCCGGTGCGGTTGCACATGATTCAGAAGATGCTGGTAGTCCAATTAAGATAGGTGCTAAAGCAGTTAATATGGACGGGACTGAACCCGGTACTGCCGTTGCAGAAGGGGACAGAGCTAATAACATTTGTGATACCTATGGTAGATTATTATGTGATATGGCCCACCCTAATTTTTGGACAACGAATACATTAACTTATACCGAGGCACAGACTAATACATCTTTAAAAGCTGCTCCTGGTGCAGGATTATCACTTTATATTACGGATATAATAATCTCTAATGGGGCAACTGCGGGAATAATTACCATATTAGATGGTAGCGGTGGAACCGAAAAAGCTGGCGGATATTTCGCTGTTAATGGTGGAATGGTTTGTTCTTTCAAAACACCAATTAAATTAACAGCCGATACCGCTTTGTGTTTAACGTCTACGTCAGTAACCACACACAGGGTGACTATAAATGGTTATATAGCACCATAATAGGAGAATAAAATAATGGCACTACAAATTCAAATAACAGGCCCAATACTTACTGATGCCAGTGAGCAGTTTGGAGATACGTTAGTGAATGTTGAATATACTCTGAAGTGCTGGAAGGCTGGCGATAATCCTGATATTGCAGTGCCTGTAATTGATAAAAAGTTTCCAGGCAAATGCAAAACACAGGTCGAGGGTGTAACTCTGGATGAGCTTGTTACAAGGGTCGAGCAAGAAGCAATCAGACAGATGCAGCCGGTTATTGATTCATACAATAGACTTCAAAGTATTACCGCAATTCCAAGAATTGTTCAGAGTGCAACAAATATTCAGACAGGATTAAAGGGTTAAATTATGGCTGATTTTACAAAAGAT